TGAACCACAACAGGAAATCTTTATGGAATGGCATGGTCGCATCCTAATGCAGGAGGTATTGCTGGTAATCTTAATGACCATGGATTATTAGTGCTTGTAAACGGTAGTTGGGCTGCCTCATTGACAGGAAGTACACGTTCCCGTGATGATATGCGCGCACCGATTTTCTACGATAATAATAACACAGGATATTATTGTGACCCAAATAGTGTATCACAGTTATCATATGTACTTGCCAATGATTGGTTCCGCCCACAGGGAAGTACAGGATTATATTTCCAAGATTACGGATATGGATTACGGTCTGCTCACGGTGAAGGAAATTCATACGGTAATGCAACAACATACGGTACCGGAAGAAACGGATGGTCTGGGTGGGGCATAGGTACTCGCCACGTATTCATGTCTACTACTGGAGACAACGTTGGCGTACATGATAATAGTCGTGGGTGGATTTGGTATTGGAACGGTTCCAATACTACTTTCGAACACGGATATACAGTATTTGCAGGTAGTGCTAGAGCACCTATTTTCTATGATAGTAATGACACAGGATATTACTGTGACCCAGCCAGCACCAGTTATATGTATCGAACCATCTTCCAAGGACGTATGTTGTTTTACGGAGCTGACCAAAGTTCTGATGGTACGAACGATGCGCAACTCTACTTCACTCCTGGCGGTGGATTGACAATTGCTTCCATCACCACATCATTTGAAACTGGGTTCGTGGGTTCTAGCTATCCACAAAATCGTCAAGTTGGTGCTCAAGCCACATATGATAAACGATTCTATGTCTGGCAAGATTTAGTGCAATATTACTCAGATGAACGATTAAAGGAAAAAACCGGAACATTGAATGGAGCATTAGAAGCCATCAAGTCATGGACACCATTCAAGTATGTGGATAACGCCTTGGCAAACAGTTTCAATTTTGGAAGCAGTAAAACTCAAATTGGGTTAAGTGCCCAAGAAGTAGAAGCATTCTATCCTGAACTCGTAGAACTTGCACCATTTGACGTAGAAAATGATTTCAGTGATGAAACCAATCCTCGTAGAGTATCCAAGTCAGGTGAAAACTATCTTACGTTGAATTACACTCGTTTGGTTCCTATTTTGGTGCAAGCCATCAAGGAACAACAAGCAAAAATTGAAGAGCTGGAAAATCGTATAAATAACTCATAACTCTCAAACAGAACCAGATATCCTGGTAGGAGAACAGAATGGCAATTACATACACATGGGAAATCACCAATCTTCGGAAGGCACCACAACTTGACGGAATGCAAAATGTATTGGTGCATGTACGTTGGAAGAAAATCGGTACGGATGAAAATGGCACCACAGGTGAATTTCAAGGCGCCACACCATTATCAGCACCACAAGCCGAAGGATTCACCGCATATGAAGATTTAACCAAAGAACAAGTGTTGGGATGGGTTCAAGCCGTGGTTGTAGGAACATATGAACAACACGTGAACGAACAAATTCAAAAGCAAATCACCAAGAAGAATGACCCATGGGCAGATGTTGATACTGCTCCTTGGGGACAAAATCTCGCAGGCCCTTCACCAAATCCCGGTCCAGCAGCAGGAGAATAATCAATGGCTATCACATATACATATAAAGTAAACGGTGCACGTGTTGCATCAGAAAATGGATTAACAGATGTTGTAAAGGAAATGGACATCACAGTAACAGGAACAGAAGGAACAGTTTCCTTCATGCTCCCCACCACTGTGAAACTTGATGCACCAGAAGCTGAAACATTCGTGGCTTTCAGTTCATTGACTGAAGATGCCATGATTGCCTGGGTGTCATCATTGGAATCATTAGATGCCACAAAGGCACATATTGCATTAGTGGTTGCCAAGGAACTGGAAAAGGCAGCATTAACCAGCAAGACGTTACCTTGGGCACCTGTAGTAGAAGCACCTGCCGCTGAATAAGTGGTGAAACATGGACTTGACAACTCCATACGAAACATTAAATTTAACCTATGTCTCTGAAACTATTTCATTTAGGAGTGAAATCATGAAGTTAACGAACCAACAAATGTTAGATGTGTTTGCAGGATTGAATCAACTATCAAACGAAAAGTTTGCTGCCAAGTTGGCATGGAAGATTCAAATGGCACGCACCACCCTTCAACCTCTTGTGGAATCACTTGACAAGATGTTAACGGAAACTCGGCAAAAGTATGCCATCAAGGACAACTTGGGACAAATTGTTCCTGCCAAGGACAAGGATGGTAATGACATTGAAAACACCATGCAAATTGCCCCAGAAAACATCAAAGCTGCCAATGATGAACTTTCTGGATTGATGTTGACGGAAGTGGAACTCTCCAATGTGTCACTTTCATTATCAGATTTCCCAGATTCACTTGAAATCTCCCCCAATACGTTAGCTGCCCTCAGCCCAATCATTTCAGCTGAGTAATTTTCTGTAAAAAATAGGTGGTGCTATTACTAGTTCGTATAAATAGTCTAGTAATAGCACTTTCCTTTTTATGGTGAGGAACCATGGCAATCACCACACGAACACAATTAAAAGATTATTGCCTTCGTAGACTTGGTTATCCCGTGATTGAAATCAACGTTGATGATGACCAAGTGGAAGATAGAGTACAAGATGCCATTGATTATTGGAATGAATATCATTTTGATGGCACAGAACGAGTATATCTCAAGGCGCAAATTGAGGCTTCCATTCTGAAGCTCTCAACAATTTTTGCTGCCCAATACACCATTGGAGAAACCATCACAGGTGCCACATCAGGTGCCACTGCCGAAGTGTATGCTGTGAAATCTGCCAATGAATTGAAGATTCGAAATGTCAGTGGTACATTTCAAAATGGTGAAACCATCACAGGTGGCACTTCAGGATTCTCAACAACATCACACGCCACCACAGCATACACGGAAAAAAGTTGGACATCAGGTGCCTTTGATGTCTCGGATGCCGTGACAGGTGTGGTTCGTGTATTTCCTGTAGGTGACTCTGGTAGCACACGCGCCAACACCAACATTTTTGATGTGGTGTATCAATTCCGTTTAAATGATATGTACAACTTGTTGTCCACGGATGTCATCTATTACAATCAAGTGAAGATGCATTTGCAATTATTGGATGATATGTTTGCGGGTTCACGCACCTTCCGTTTCAACAGAAAGCAAGATAAAATCTATCTTGATGTGAACATGGATGACATTTTCAATGAAGGTGATTACGTCATCTTTGAAGTGTATCGTGCTTTGGATCCTGAAGAATGGACAGAAGTATATAATGATATGTTTCTTCGTAGATATGCCACAGCTCTCATCAAACGTCAATGGGGTGAGAACATGAAGAAGTTTGGTGGGATGTCGTTGCCTGGTGGTGTGACATTGAACGGTCAAGTCATTTTTGATGAAGCCCTAACAGAAATCAATGAATTGGAACGAGAAATGCAATCACGCTACGAGTTGCCTGTTGACTTCATGGTAGGCTAACATGGCCACCAATTTCTATTTTCAAAACGGTAACACATCAGGCACCACAAATGAACAACGGTTGCTTGAAGATTTAATCATTGAAAGCATCAAGATTTATGGTCATGATGTATACTATCTCCCACGCAGAACCATGAAACAAGATGAAGTGCTGGGAGAAGATGTATTGAGCCGCTTTGAAAACGCCTATCCTTTGGAAATGTATCTCACCAACATTGAAGGATGGGAAGGTGATGGTGAGTTGTTCACAAAGTTTGGTATTCAAGTTACTGACCAAGCCACGTTCGTGGTGTCGAAGCGTAGATGGGATGATGTGGTGGGAGATAACCCAGAAGAACTTCTTCAAATCCCATCACGTCCAGCTGAAGGGGATTTAATTTATTTCCCCAAGACGAATAGCATGTTTGAAATTAAATTTGTGCAACACTTGAACCCTTTCTATCAACTAGGAAAATTCTATGTGTACAGCATGAGTTGTGAATTATATCAATACAGCTCAGAAGAATTCAACACAGGCGTGGAAGAAATTGATTCTGCAGAAACCGCCTCAACACAAAATCTCTTTGAAAATCAAATTCGTTTGGAGTCCGGTGATTTGTTGTTGACCACAACAGGATACAGCATCATCAAGGAAGAATATGCCACACGAACACAAGTACCTTTCAGTGATAATGCATCATTTGAAACTGAAGGAACTGATATTCTAGACTTCACCGCCATTAATCCGTTTGGTGAATATTAATGTTTAAAGGACAGTATTTCTATCATCAACATATTCGCAAGGCGATAATCGCCTTTGGTACCTTGTTCAACAACATCCAACTTCGTCGTTCAGATGAAAATGGTGATGTGTTGCAAAGCATTTTCGTACCATTAAGTTATGCTCCCAAGCAAAAGTTCATTGACAGAATTCGTGAAGCTCCTGACCTTGAACCTGGTCGTGCCACATTTGCCATTACATTACCTAGAATTGGTTTTGAAATCACCAGTTTCAATTATGATGCCTCACGAAAACTTTCCATGACACAAACTGTACGGTCCGTGGATACTGCAGGGAACACCAATACAGGCGTGCGGCATGCCTATGTGTCAACCCCATATAACATGGGTATAAGTATGAGTGTGTTTGCCAAGAATCAAGAAGATGGATTACAAATTGTTGAACAAATTCTTCCCTATTTCAATCCTGATTTCAATGTCACCATCAACACCATTCCAGAACTGGGTGTGAAAAATGATTTGCAAATCATTCTGGATAGTGTAAGTTATCAAGATGAATGGGAAGGAAACTTCGACAAACGTTTGTCAGTGATTTGGGATTTAAACTTCACCATGAAGTTGAACTTCTTTGGATATGTCTATGACACCAATCTCATCAAGACGGTTATCCAGAACATTTATGCTGACAACACCTTGGCGCCAGGAACCACACCCACCAATACACAAGTGGGAACTCGTATCACCACCACATTGGATCCAGAAACAGCATCGCCATTAGATGATTACTCCTTCATACAGGAATTTGACGAAATATACACAGGTGAATAATGTTTGAAAATCTTGATGATAAGTTTGAAGTGGTTTCCACAACACCTCAGGCAATTGAAAAATTTGAAAAGACGCCGGTGGATGATGACGCCGACCATGCACGTGAAACTCTTCGGACACTCATTGACAAAGGGAATGAAGCCATTGATGGCATTCTTCACATTGCCAAGAACAGTGACCATCCTCGTGCCTATGAAGTGGCTGGCCAATTGATTAAAACGGTTTCCGATACAGCAAAAGATTTACTAGAAGTTCAGAAACGAAAGAAAGACTTGGAAAAAGAAGATAAACCAAAGATACAAACACAGAACAATTTGTTTGTTGGGTCCACACATGAGTTGTTGAAGGCCATGAAACAAGCCCAACAACCAGAACAAATTGAATCAGGTAATGACTGAAGAATCCTCATATCATGGCAATCCCAATTTAAAAAGCATTGGGCATCAACATCAATTCACA